GTGCAGCGGCATCTTGACATCGTGGATCTTCCCGCGTTCCAGAGCCTGGCGAAGTGAACCACGATCTGCACCGATTGGCGTGATTGACCATTCCAGCATCTCGGTTTCAACGAAGTCATACCCGCGCCAGCCGCTCCAGTGTTCAACGCCTTCTGCCAGTTGCTCAGCCTTCATGGCCTTGTTCATCATGGCCTTTAAGACGTTGAACCCGATGGATGCCATTCGCAGAATTCCTTCATCCACAGCGGCAAAATAAGGTTCTGCATGGGGCAGCTTGCTGAAGTAGACGGTGGCCACAACTTTTTTGGCTGAGGCTTTCAGTGCCAGCTTTCCGCTTGGATTACGACTGGTTCCAATCGGCAGAGTCTCACCAGACAGGCCGTGATCATAAAGCACGACTGGGTTCTGTTCGTAATACTGCGTGACAATGCCCTTACCAAATTTGTTGGGAATCAACTGCAGCATGTTCCCGTGGCGGTTCTGCTCTTTCGGACGGGTCACGATCACAAAGTCCGCAGACATCGCCCCGGCATCGGATGCCTGGTAGATCGCTGATTCATCACGCTGGCATAAACGCCCCGATGGAAGTACCAGATCCGGTGCATGAGACATCATGTCAGACTGGATCGAATCCATATCCGAAACGAATTCCGGTACGTCTTCCTGATCCAATTCATCATCAATAACAGTTGCAGCAGGCATGATTTAAACTCCATCGGGATGTGTCGGTGAACTATTAAGAAATACTTAACAGTTGCGATTTACTTCTCGGCTTCAAGGCCTTTCTGGCGATCTTCAAACATCATGGCAACGATTTCCCGCAGGTCCTCTTCCGAGATCTTGTTGGGGTCTTCGCCGAGATCGAATTCATTAGCCGTGGCGAATTCAATCAGTTCCGGCTTCTTCAGTGCACGGACCTTCTCGACCGTCATGGGGCCTTTCTTTTCGGCATCAGCAACATCAGAACCGTCAAACTCAACCGGCTTTTCAATCGGGTTCTGCGGCAGGATCTTCACGCCCGCTACGGGCACCTTGTATTCAGCAGCCAGCACTTTTTTGATGGCTGCTTCCTGTTCCGCCTGATCTGCTGTTGGCTCTGGGATGGTGACATTCCGGGTTTCGGCCTTGCGCCCAAGGATCTGGTACTTAACCCTGAACGGTCCTTTTGTTGCTGCTTCTTTAGCTTTAGCTTCTTTAGATGCAAGGCCTGTTAATTGATCTGTAGTAACTTTTTGTTCTGCAAACTTTTTCTTATCTTCTTTTAATTCTGCAGTTTGTCGATTAGCTGCTGCATCTCTTGCTGCAATTCTTTCTTCTTTGGCTGCTTTTCTATCATCTTCGCGTTTTTTACGTTCGGCTTCATCTATTCCTGCTGCACCGAATGTGACTTTATTAAGAAATCTCATTAATCCGTCAGCGACAGATTCTATTATACTTTGAAAATCTTTCATATAATCGCCAAAATTAGCAATAAAATCAATTACTCCTTTAAAGGCAGTAACTACAACGCCTAGTATTTGCCATAACGGATTTAGAAAATCAATTACGAACCCTATTACTTTTCCTAGTACTTTAAATACATCGCCAATAAATGCGCCTACTTGGATTAATGTAGCTCCAAATCCATCAGTTGTATCAGTGACTCCAAATATTGTTGTCCACATTCTTTTCAATGGATCTAATAATGTCATTACTCCGGTCCATAATCCGTCAAATGCTAAAATAGCACCTCGAACGACTCCGCCTAATACATCAAAAACATCATTCATGAGACCGTCAATAAATGTAATTGTGCCTCCAAGGCCACCGCTACCAAATTTTTCTGATATGTATTCAATAACTGGAGCAAGTAACAACATCATACCATTGCCAACTTTCATCACGATTGACGATACAATATTAAATGCAGGAACTAGATATTCTTCAGCAAGTTTAGCCACTGCATCAAACGCATTCATCAATACATCAAGCACTCCACTAGTTGCTAACAATCCTTGGAAAGTATTAGACACTGTAGAAATGCGTTGCTGAAACTCTTGCATTTTTTTATTAAATCCGTCAGTGTTTGCTTGAGCTTTTTTCTGTGCTTCTGTTGCTTCTTTTACACCGTCTATGTTAATCTGTTGAGTTGCTGCTAAACTGTTTACCATTCCTCCTAACTCTGCGCTGGCTGCACCAGCTTGTTTTATATTTTGAAGATTTCTTCCGCCTTCGTCTTTCATTAAATTATTAAGACGGTTACGCTCCTCAGTAGTAACTTGCTCTCCTCGAACCATTTTTGCCTGCATTTGTTGTAACATTGCAGCGGACTGAGGCATCATTGCCATTAATTTTTGATTTTCTTCTGTAGTAGCAACTCCGTTAGCCAACATGTCTTTGGTAAAAGATTGCAGTGGTCCTGGCAATCCTAATACAGTATTTCTAAAACTAGCTCTAACTTCTTCGTTCATTCCCATCATCGAAGCTTGGAATTGTGCATCGGCAGCTAGTTGTTTTGCCTGTGCTTCTTTTGCTGAACGTTCTTCACCGGTTATTTTTGCTAGCGCATCCATTTCTTTTAGATAATTCTTTGCACCAACTGCTAACTCAGCATTTGATTTTTTGCCTTGTAACCCTTGTTGTCTTAATAGTGCGCCATAACTTGCAAGTCCAGAATTAATTTCCTGAGTTGACATTCCAAGTGCATATAAATCGCTGCCTGTTGTTCTTAACGATTTAGAAACATTAGCAAAGTTCTTTGCACCGTCTTCGGTATTAGATCCAAACGCTAACATGCCTTCGCCGTTCCTAGCAACCAATGCTCCGAACTCTGCCATATTCATGCCGGCTTCACTGGCAGCTCTAGAGAAATTTATAATACTGCCGCCGAACGTTGCGCCGCTCTGCGATGCTGCATTAAACGATGCAGCTACTTTATCGGCAGCACTTGCTACAGATACTAGTGCTTTTCCCACAATTGGAAAATTGGAAAATATTTCGGCAGCACCTGCTGCTGATCCGTCAAGATTTGCTAATGAGTTTGTAGCATTTAATGTAGCATCGCCCATCTTCATTGCACTATCAACTACACTGATTAACCCGCTTGCAACCTTTCCAGCAACTCCGCCTAATTTGATAAACGCACCGTTTAGTTGTTTAGTAGCTCCTAATAACGGTGACGACTTACTGCCACTGTTGGAATTATTGTTGTTTCTTACAGTCCCCGTTGTTGCTGACAAAAGTTCTTTTAAGGTGGCTTCAGACGCAGCACCTTTAGCTTCTACAGTTCCAATCCCGGGGATGTCAATAAAAACAGACATTTTTAATTTTCCTAGTTATCTACGCATATAAATATAGACGAGTATTATATAGTTTATTTACCGGAGATAAAATGAATCAAAATCCTAACAGCATGGCTACAGGTAAGAATCCACTCGCAGCCTTTTACAGACAACCAAAAATATATGTTTCGTTACCGTCAAAGGGGAGATTTTACCCTCAAGGTGCGTTAGATCAAAGTTCGAACGATCAGTACTCGGTTTATGCTATGACTGCTAAAGATGAGTTAATGTTTAAAACTCCCGATGCATTGTTAAGCGGACAATCAACTGTTGAGTTAATTAAGAGTTGTATTCCTGCTATATTAGATCCATGGTCAATGCCAACTATAGATGTAGACTTTGCGCTTATTGCTATTCGAATTGCTACATATGGTAATACAATGGAAGTTGGAACTTCGTGTCCTCATTGCAATTCTGACAATTCGTATGACCTCGATTTAACTCGTTGGTTTGAAGTGTTTAATAATTTTGATTACCAAGAGGCTCTTGATGCAGATCCGTTAGTTGTACATGTACGTCCGTATACCTATAAAGAGTCTACAAAGACATCAATTAAGGCAATGGAGCAACAAAGAATTTACCAAGTTATCAATGATGATTCGATGAGCGACGAAGATAAATTAGAAAAATTTGGAAAAAGTTTTATTAAACTAACCGAACTAACTGTAGACATTATTGCTGATTGCATTACTAAAATTGAAAGCCCTGATGGTGCAGTTACTGATATTGCTATGATTAAAGATTTTATTAACAATTGTCCGAAAGATATATTTGATAAAATTTCTGATCATGTAACTAACATGCGAGATCAAATTGAACTAAAAGCTCAAGATGTCGAATGTGGCGAATGCCATAAAAACTACAGCTTACCAGTTACAATGGATCAATCAAATTTTTTCGGCGTAAAATCTTAAGCCTTTCCTTACCGGAGATTTTACGAGAGTCCGATCGCTTAGAAAAGGAAGGTAAGGCGATTAAAAAAGACTGCCTCAAACTCTGCTGGTATATGAGAGGCAGCATGAGCTACTCTGAAATAATGCACATGAGTTGGGAAGAGAGAGAAATAATCGGTGACATAGTTTCAGACAATTTAGAGACCACAAAAAAAACGGGTCTCCCGTTTTTTTAAAGTTGTTTATAAATTTGTTGGAGTTTAAATTTTTGATTAGTGTCTAGGGCCTTTCCATTAAGGATTGCCCCTAGAATTGCTTTTACTTCTCTAGGCGGAATACTGTCAACCGGAGACAAACTAGCTGTTGGTGCAGTCTTAGGCTTTCCTTTGAAAATCCTTTTACTTTATCCCAAATAGGGCCTTCGTCTAAAACGTTTTCTTCAGTTAAATCTCTAATTCTCATCTTCTGTAAATGCTCTGAGTGCCATTAATAATTGCTTCTACCATCATACGATCTTTGTGTTTTTGCACACTGTCGTACAGTCCAGCCATTTGCGCAGACGCTGCTGGCACTGCTTTCGGCACTGCTGTTGGCGCTTGAGCTACCGGTGCACCTATTTCTTTCTGCAACAATGCCATAATCCGTTTCTTTGATTTTATATCTAACCCAGAAATTGCTTGTTGAGCTTGCTTATATGCTGTACCAGTTGCTGCCTGTTGCGGAGCAGGTACCGCTGCTGGCTTTGCAGCAGGAGCTGCCGCTTGCTGTGCAGGCTGTGTTAATTTTGCATATTCTTTATCGTATGCTACCTTTGCTGCTGGTGATGGAGCTGCCTTTGGAACATCTCCAGCAATATGAGCTGTACTAGTAGCTTTTCCTTTCTGATAGGCTTGCTTAACACCTCCTGCAACTCCGCCGATCATACCAGCAGCTTTACTAATACCGCCAATGCCTTTGGCTAGTCCTCGCCCGATAGCACCTAACGGTCCTTCTTCAAGTTCTTGCTGTTGTGATTCTGTTAAAACTTCTGTAAGTCGCATAGTATTATCCTAGTGTATTATTTATATCATCGTATCTAACGGCTTTCGAACATACATCATTAGTTGTTGTTTATTCTTATATCAAATTCAGATTTATTAGTTATTTATTGTAAAGAATGAGCTAAAGCTCATTTGTGTTATCGCTTACGCTCAACACATGTTTCTTTCTTTAATTATAGAAGTATTATTAAGTGCGAAGCACTTTAAATATTATCTAGATTCGTTAGTCACAATTGCCCGTTTGCACGGGCAAAAATATATAGGAACATTATCTGAGTTCTTATAGTCACTAGCGTTATAGCATTACCTAGGCGGTTGTCCTGTACCTATAGCTACGTTCTTGGTGCTTGCGCACGACAGCGGCAGTTAATATCTTATACGCTAACATATGATACTAACGCGGAGTATTTCTCTCCTCATTGGGCTCTAATTTAAATTATTTTCAAACAGCAAAATCGCGGCTCTTGCGATCTTCGTCCTGTAAAGGATAGTTGCTGAGTACTCTTAACGGCGAGAGATTTACGTCCGAGTGACCCAAGGTCCTCTTTTCATGTGCGCTTGAAATTAGCCAGCGCCAGCTATAACCGTTTAAATTGCCTTGTAGTGTTCTAATAGAGCTTGTCGTAACTTTTCTGATCCACCGCATCTGATATTGATAATACCATTATAGTATTCATCTGTTTCTAATACTCTGCGATCAAATTGCTCTTTTGCCTCGATGTAAGACATTTCTGCCTTACTGGTACAGTAATATAATATTTCTCTTGTGAATTTTTCCGGGCCTAATGTTGTGATGTCTGCGTTGAGTCTATCGGATGAACCCCAATAATCACGCCAATCACTTTCGACTACGCTTCTGCGTTTGAGTTTTTTGCCTTTGAGAGGTGGTTTAGTACGTTTAAATTGTGCTAGTTTCTTGCCTATGTACTTTTGCCCGGTAGTGAGATTTGTAATTAGATACACAAAGCCAAGTTTGCCTTCGGGTATTTCGGTTACGAGTTGGTTTTGATATATCCATGTCACACTTTAGTTATCTTAGGGGGTCTGCCTAGTATGCCTTTCTTGGCTTTTTTACGTGCCTGTCTTTTTTCTTGTATCTCTATTCGCCTGGTTGATGCCTCGTTGCGTATCTCTGATAGCCAATATCGTGCCCTTACGCCTGCCTCGTTTGAATTTTTATATTCAAAATTAGTTTGACACTTAAAATATTCTTGAAAAGCGGCAATTAACCTATCGTGACTATCTGTTGACATTACTATATGATCTCAACGTCTGTAGAATAGCTGGTAAATCCATTTTCTTTAATAACTTTTAACACATGATTTACTCGACTAGTCAAATCATCTCGATGTGAGATTAAGAATACATTCTTATCACGTTCTCGAGTCATGCGTTTTAGCACACCGATACTTGATTCAACGCCACTGGCATCCATTCCTGAATCAACTAGCTCATCAATAAACAATAAATTAATTGCTTGATACAAGTTTTCCCATACATCACGGAACGCCCAGCTCATACTTAGAATTAAACGATTGCGCTCACCGCGTGATAGGTTATCAAAGTCTAAGTCCTGACCCAGCTGAGTGATGATGACAGTTAGGTCGTTTTGAAATTCTACTGTATGAGGAAGCCCAATCTTATCAAGATAGTAAGTCAGTCGTTGATTTAAGAACGCTAAGTTTTGATCAATAATGCGCTTACGTACAAAACTATCTTTGTTTGTTAGCAATTTGTGTAGGAATTCTTGGTGATCCTTAACACGCACCAGTTCGTTTAATCCTTCCCAGTTAATTTCTTGAAGTGCAGTTGCTTTTAATTCAGTAATTTGATCATCGTATGGATTCTCTTCTCCAGCTTTGATAGTAACATCACGCTCTAGGCCTTCCAATGTGTTCTTATGATTAAGTGCTTCTTCTAAATTATCATATATTACTTTAGGGCATGCGCCTACCTCGCCTAACAAACTCAATGCTTCATTAAGTGTTGCAAGTTCTTCAAGATATTCTGTGATAAATTCGTTGCTTTCTGTCACCTGCGTAGCCTTAGCAGCTAGCATTTCGTCATGTTTAGCATCATGTAATTCATGCCCGCAACTATGACACTTGTGATCAGCAAGACTTGTTAGGTCTTTTTCTAGTTTTTCTAAAGATCGTTGTTCTTTTTCAAGTGCAGACGTCTGCTTGGCAATCATCGATGTAAGACCGTCGTGATCTTTCTTATTCTTATTCCATTCAACTAGCGCACGTTGATCTGCAATTTCTACATCGACACTGATGTCGCTGAGCCTATCAATACTTTTAAGCAAATTTTCTAACGAGGACTCGTGTTGGTCGCCCCACATCTTTTGTTTACGCTCTAACGATTCAATGCTTTGTTGAATACGTTCATTG